AGATAATGGTATTAAAGTAGCACCTGATCAAAATCTTACATCAGGTATATATCCTGAACACATGGTCTATCTAAAGTCTGCAGGTATCTGTGGTCAAGCTGATAGAGTAGAAGTAATACAGGATGTAATAGATATCTATGACTATAAGACTAATAAGGAGATAAAAACGCAGTCATTTACAAACTGGGAAGGTGTAAGTGAAAAGATGTTACATCCTATTGATCATCTTGATGACTGTAACTTTATTCATTATGCTATACAGCTATCTATCTATCTGTACATAATGATTAAACATAATCCTAATCTTAAACCAGGTAAGATAATCCTAGAACATATAATATTCAAAAAGTCAGGAGTAGATAAGTATGGTAATCCTGTTTATGAAAAAGATTCAGATGGAAATCCCATAGTTGACAAAGTAGTTCCGTATGAACTACCATATCTTAAGAAAGAAGTTACAAGTATTATAAAGTATCTTCAAGCTAATCCAGAGTTTAAAAACAAAAAGAAATGACAATAAAACTTTTTGAAGTTGAAAATGGTGTAGTAAAAGCAACTGAACATTGTTATACTATTAACTGGTTGCATGACATCATGGTTAATTATCCTGATAATCACCTTAAGGTATATGCTTATATCTTCTATATGACATGTCCTAATCCTGAATTAAATCCATTCTTTAATGCTCCTGAAGATGATAAAGAAGATCTTATAGTAGAATCTATTGGATTAGATGTATCTACAGATGATGATTTAATTACACATGCTATAAAAAAATGTCTTACCTTGTACACTACTCCAACATTAAGAGCTTACAATGGTATTGCAAAGATGTTAGATAACTTAAGTTATTATATGGAAACTGCAAACATTACTGCTGGTAGAGATGGCAACATCAATTCACTTATAGCAGCAGCTAAAAACTTTCAGGCTATTAGAGAATCCTTTAAAGGAGTACTTAAAGATCTAGAAGCAGAGCAAAGTAAAACATCAGTACGTGGAGGACAAAATTTAGGTTATGACCAGTTATGATCCAGAATATATAATTCCTACGTGGGATAATGGTGAATGGACAACTACATCATTTGATACTAGATCAGATTTTATAGAATTCTTAATTCCTTTATTTAAAGAACCTGGTAAGTATGAATTTGATGAAGGTGCTTTAATGTTTAATGAAGAAGCACGTAAATTCAAAGAGAATGGTGAAGTGTATTGTCTTGCTCCCTATATGAGTAAAGATTTTATTAACTATTGGAATGATAAAAAAGAAAAATGTCGTAAAGGAGTAATATTTAAAAATGTAGAAAAAACTTGGTACTTACCACGTGACTACTACATGTGGCTCAATTTCCTTCCAATATTTGATAAAGAGAAAAAGAACTTTGACTTCGCAGGTATCCGTGATGCACAATATCACATGGCACTATATGAGTGCTTAGCAGAGTTAAACTATAAGCATTGTAGCATTCTTAAGAAACGTCAGATAGCTTCTTCATATTTTCACATGGCTAAGCTTATAAATCAGATTTGGTTTGAACCTGGGGTTATCTTAAAATTAGGTGCATCACTTAAAGACTACATTGGTCTAGAAGGATCATGGAAATTTTTAGATGAGTATCGTGCATTCCTTAACTCTAAGACTGCATGGTATAGACCTATGAATCCAGGAAAGGTACTTACATGGCAGCAGAAGATTGAAGTAACTGAAGGTGGTAGAAAGCAAGAGAAGGGTCTAAAAGGAATGTTACAAGGTATGTCCTTTGAACAATCAGATACAAAAGGTGTAGGGGGTCCTTGTTCTTATTTCTTCTATGAGGAAGCAGGTATTGCTCCTACAATGGATAAGACATTTGAATACTTAAGACCTGCTATGCAATCAGGTGAAATGACTACAGGTCTGTTTATATGTGCAGGATCTGTAGGTGATTTATCACAATGTAAACCTCTAGAGGAATTTACTAGGAAACCTGATGCTAATGGTATGTTTGCTGTAGAGTCTAATCTTATAGATGAAACAGGACTAGTAGGAAGAACAGGATTGTTTATTCCTGAACAGTGGTCAATGAAACCTTACATTGATCAATATGGTAATTCACTAGTAGATGCAGCTGTAGCAGGTATGTTACGTATCAGAGAAGAATGGAAAAGAGATTTATCTCCTGAACTATATCAGTTACGTATATCTCAGCACCCTATGAACATCAAGGAAGCATTTGCATTTCGTGATGAATCTATTTTCCCATTACTTCTTGTTGGATCACAAAAAAGAAAGATAGAAGATAAGGAATACCCATATGAGTTTATTGAGCTTGAAAGAATGCTTGGTGGTGGTATCAATCCTAAACCTTCACGTAGACAACCTATAATGGAGTTTCCTGTAGATAAGAAACGTGAAGATAAAAAAGGAGTACTCATTGTATATGAAAGACCTGTTCCTGATTCTAAATGGGGTACTTATTATGCTTCTGTTGACCCCGTAGGTGAAGGTAAAACAACTACATCTGAATCACTTTGCTCTATATATGTATATAAGAATCCAGTAGAAGTAACTCGCATTACTGATAAAGGAGTAGAGAACTATGCTGAAGGAGATCAAGTAGTTGCAGCTTGGTGTGGAAGATATGATGATTTAGGTAAGACACATGAGCAATTAGAAATGATCATTGAATGGTATAATGCATGGACCATTGTAGAGAACAACGTCTCCTTGTTTATTCAGTACATGATTGAAAGAAGAAAGCAAAAGTATCTTGTACCTAAAAGTCAAATTGTATTTCTTAAAGACATTGGAGCTAACAAAACTGTATACTCTGATTATGGATGGAAAAACACAGGTACTATATTTAAATCACATCTCTTAAGTTACCTTATTGGGTGGTTAACTGAAGAAGTTAATCAGGAAACAGATAAAGATGGAACTGTAACTAAAGTAACATATGGTATAGAAAGACTACCTGATTATATGGCTTTAGTAGAGATGGAACAATATAGACCAGGAGTCAACGTCGATAGATTAGTTTCATTAGCAGCACTCATTGCATTTGCTAAAGTTCAGCAATCAAATAGAGGATACTCAAAACGTGTTGACGATACAAGGACTAAAAACTTGCATATGTCAGATAATTTATATAAATTAAATAGTACCCCTTTTAGGCACATGGGCAATAAAAGAGGTGGCATGTCTGGAAACAGATTACCTAGGATACCATATAGAAAATTAAAATAATGGAAATATTAAACGCACTCCAACTCAAGAAAGGTAAAAAAGCTGAATATAACCGCTTAGGTAATATTACTCAGCCCCTTCAATTTTTACCTGCAAAGGACAAAGATGATGATTGGGCAGCATGGAATATGGACTGGTTAGAATGGCAAGGTCTTAAACAAATACGCAGGAATGCGCGTAGGTTGATGAAGAACTATAAGCTAGCTAAAGGTATTATAGACAAGACTGACTATCTAATGGAAGATGATAATGAGTATAGGGATATAGTTGATACCTTAGGTAGAGACTATCCTAATGCTCTTGAGCTTAAGTTCTATCCAATCATTCCTAATGTAGTTAAGGTACTTACAGCTGAATTCTCTAAAAGAAACACAAGAGTAAACTTTAGAGCAGTAGATGAGTATACTTATAATGAGATCATGGCTGCTAAGCAGTCTGACATTGAAAAATCATTAACGCAACAAGCTGAACAAAAGCTAGCTGCTAAAATGATTGAGATGGGAGCTGATCCTAATGATCCTGAGATCAAACAAAAGATGTCTCCTGAAGCTATAAGATCTCTTCCTGAAATTCAAAAGTTCTATGCTAAAGACTACATCAGTCTTTGTGAAGAATGGGCTTCTAAACAACATCTTATAGATGAGGAGCGTTTTAAAATGGATGAACTTGAAGAACGTGCCTTTGAAGATGCTCTTATTACAGATAGAGAATTCTGGCACTTTAGAATGCTAGAAGATGATTATGATATTGAATTATGGAATCCTGTTCTTACATTCTACCATAAGTCTCCTGATGTACGTTACATATCTCAAGGTAACTGGGTAGGAAAAATAGAAATGCTTACTGCATCAGATATCATTGATAAGTATGGATGGATTATGTCTCAAGAACAATTAGAATCTGTTGAGGCTATCTATCCTGTAAGATCTGCTGGTTATCCTATTCAGGGATATCAAAATGATGGTACATACTATGATGCTACAAGATCTCATGACTGGAACGTTAACAGACCTTCTCTAGAGTATCGTCAGTTTACATCTATGTATGATAACTTCGTATACAATGGTGGAGATATCATTAACTGGATCATGGGTGAATCAGAAGATTACTATGACATGGGTACTGCACATATGTTACGTGTAACAACAGCATATTGGAAGTCACAACGTAAAGTAGGTCACCTTACAAAGATAGATGAAGATGGATCTGTAGTAAATCAAATTATAGATGAGCACTATCAAGTAGTTGATAAGCCAATGTATGATACTACATTCTTTAAAAATAAAACAAAAGACAATCTAGTATTTGGTGAGCACATTGACTGGATATGGATTAATCATACATATGGTGGAGTTAAGATTGGTCCTAACATGCCATCATGGTGGGGTATGCAGAATCCTGGAGGTATAAATCCAATGTACCTAGGTATCATGCAAAACAGAATTAAGCCAATGAAGTTCCAATTCAAAGGTGACAGCACACTGTATGGTTGTAAGCTTCCTGTAGAGGGAAGAGTATTCTCTGATAGAAATACAAAGTCAATTGCACTTGTAGATTTGATGAAGCCTTTCCAAATTGCATACAACATAGTAAACAATCAGATTGCTGACATCCTTGTAGATGAGATAGGTTCAGTAATCATGCTAGATCAAAATACTTTACCACAGCACTCATTAGGAGAAGATTGGGGTAAAGGTAACCTTGCTAAAGCATACGTTGCTATGAAGGACTTTGGTATGTTACCATTAGATACTTCAATTACTAATACTGAAAACGCTCTTAACTTCCAACACTTCCAGGTATTAAACCTAGAGCAGACACAAAGGATGTTATCACGTATTCAATTAGCTACATACTTTAAGCAACAAGCATTTGAAGTAATAGGTATCACACCACAACGTCTAGGACAGCAATTGGGTCAAACTAATACTGCCACAGGTATAGAACAAGCTATTGCAGGTTCTTATGCTCAAACAGAAAATTACTTTACACAGCATTCAGATCACTTAATGCCTAGAGTACATCAAATGCGTACAGACTTAGCACAATACTATGCATCTAATAATCCTTCTATAAGGATGAAAGCAAGTACTTCTAATGATGAACGTATTAACTTTGAAATTAA